ATATTCTAGTATCTCATCCCAGCAAAGCGACATTCGATACCCTATCAATAATGACGGGTATGTTATGCCGATGGTGAGATTTGACTTCTTTGACCCAGGAGGCTCTCAAAGAAGTGCTCCATTATTGCATCTTCAATTACCAGAGCAATTTAGAACTAATCATCAAAACAACTATCAAGAGGCTCAATACATATTTCCTGGCTCAGGGACTTTTGCAACAATTAAAAATGCAGTTACTGGCCCTCCAGCAGAAGAGGGTAGTGAAGAACAAGCATCGGCTGTTGCGTCCAATCAGCAAATGAGTGCTGCTAATGCTTTTGAATATATGCTTGCTCGTGGTGGAGCAAACTTTAGCGGGTTTATAAACTCTGGTGGTATGTCTGGTATTGACCAATTTGAATTTAATAAAAGACAAACAGTAAATCAATTGCAACAACTGTTATATAAAGGTCCGACATATAGACAATTCCAGATGCCTTTTTTAATGCGTCCTAGAAATTATGATGAAGCGAAGAATATTACTCATGCAATTTCTATGATGAAAATAGCAGCGGCTACTTCTCCTAGGCAAGAATTAGATATTAGTTTTAGTGATGTTATCGATACTGGAATTTTTGATGTTGAGGGCGGTCTTAATGATATTCCGTTCACATTCGATTATCCAGATTTGGTTAGATTTACAATTCTAGTTCAAAATAGTAAGGGTCAGACTCAACAATTATTTCAAAGTAAACTTTGTGCAATTGTAGATTTAAATATTCAATATGGCTCTCAAAGAATTAATTTTGTTGAGGGTGATAATGATATTATGTTTCCGACAGAAACTGGTATGGATATGGCATTAAAAGAAGTAGAATTTAATACTGCAGCCGATTATATACGAGAAGCACAAGACTCAAATAGGACTATTCGATAATGGCTAATATTTTTAAGAAGATGCCAAAAATTAAATATAATGTAGACGAATTTAATTTTTTTGTGGCACCAGATTTAACAGTTCATGCAAAATTAAAAGAATATATTAAAAGTTATCGTGGATTAACTTACGTAAAGTACGTTGTTGTTAATGGGGAACGCCCAGACCAAGTTGCAAATAAATTATATAACAGACCAAACTTGGACTGGCTAGTTTTAATGGTGAATGATATTATAGACCCATTTAACGAATGGCCTCAATCTGATTTAGAAGTAAATAAGAAATTAATTCGTGAGTATGGTAATATTAAAACTGCATCAGAAACTATTGTTGAATATAGAAATGCACAAGGATACGTTGTTGACAGAGAAACGTATCAAACAATACCCTTGGGTCAAAAGAGAAGACTTTCTGCAGTAGAAAAAGCAAGAGAAGTTAATCTAAAAAAATCTCACATTCGTGTTTTGAAACCTGATGCTGCTTTGAAGGTCGAGGCTCAAATGCTAGATATTTTAAAATCAATTCCTAGTGGTTAATATAAAATGTTATTCAAAATAAATCCGAATGAATATAATCTGATTTCTAGGTCAGACGAAAATCTTGATGGTGATATTCTATCTCAAGATGTTGCTGGCAACTATAAACTCGATTCAATTAATATTATTAATAAGAGGGGTGATGTTATTCCTCTAATTGAGGTTTTTCAATCCATTGAGTTTTCTGAAGATATTTTTAATAACTTTGTATTTGGGAGTGTTACGATTGTAGACCCATCAGCAGGCGATGAAAAATTTGTATTCTCAGGTGGAGAAGAAGTTCATATTAAGATTAGAAAAAATTCAAGTTCTGATGGAATTTCTGACATTCTCGTAAGTCGTGATGATTTTGTAGTAACAAAAATTAAAGGTTACGTGGATGAAGAAGTAAGTGAATATGCAAAGTATACTTTTGAGATTGCAACAAAAGCCTTTATTAAATCGCAAAAGAAAAGAGTGTTTCGCTCTTGGGGGCCAAACTATTCTTTCCCGAATATATTCAACGAAATTTATAATGAGAGTTTAGCAGTTCCTGGTGCTGATAATATAGCAGTAGAAGATATTGCGTATGGCACAAGAGATAGTATGGTAATACCCGGATATTCTGCGCACAAAGCCATGCAATTTATTGCTAAACGGGCAAGTAGACCAGAAGATGGTGCGTATTTATTCTACGAGAGATTTATTCCAACATACTATAACGGAAGAAAATATTCTCATTTTGTTGTTAGTTTGAATAGTTTAAAAAATCAAACTACTGAAAAAACTATTGTATATTCTCCTGCCTTAGAATTATTTAAAGATTTGGATTATGGTAGTACGCTAAGGGCAAATAAGTTTAATCGTGGTGATGGATTTAGACACTATGAAAATATGATTGGTGGATTATATAAATCTAAAATAACAGAACACAGCTTAAAGTATCAAACGATAAAAGAGAATGGGTATAATATTTTTTCAGACGATGAAGAAAAAATGAATATGTTCTTGGGCGCAGATAGTCTTAATATGATGACAAGTTTTACTAATGATGAAGCTCCAGCAGAAAGATTTGTTCCAGACGGAAACCGTGATGATTTTGTTCAATCGTACATTACGATGCTTCGGGTTAGAATGCAAAATATACAGGTCGTAATTAATGGCGGCAACAATATGCTAGGTGTTGGAGATGTAGTAAATTTTAGATGCCGCTCAAAAATATATGATACCAATTCAAACACAAGATATGTCGAAGATAAAATATTTTCTGGGAAATATTTAATTACAGCAGTTAAACATTTCATCGATAGAAACTCATATCAAAAGCGAATGGAACTCAGTAGAGAATCACTAAATATAAATCTAAATAACATTTTCACATTTAATTCAGACTTGAATAATTAGGGCAAATCGATGAGACTAACATTTTCAGACTTCTTAGAAGCGCAAGACTATGAACACTATTCCAATTTACAAGAAAAACTTATTATGTTTAATAAGGGCGCAAAATATGGCCAAGTAGTTTTCTTGGCTGGAGGCGCAGGTTCTGGTAAAGGGTTTGCAATTAAAAACTTTATGCAGGGCGAAAATTTTAAAGTTCGTGATGTTGATGAGTTAAAAAAAGCATTTCAAAAATTATCAGAACTTGATAAAATTGATATTGAAAGATACTTTAGTAAACTTAGTAAAAAAGACCAGGAGTTGGCACAAAAAGAAATTATTGATGCTGGCATTCCTCCTTATAAGCTTGACCTTAGAAATCCTACCCATGTATATTTATTGCATGTAATCGTAAAAGCCGCTAGATTAAAAGAGAAAACTTTAGAGGCACTTTTATCTGGGGCCGTTAAAGGTCGCTTACCTAATATTATCTTTGATGTTACTCTTAAAGAAATTGGTGATATTACTTCAGTATTGCCCCTATTAGATAAAGCTGGTTATGATTCAAAAAACATCCATATCACTTGGGTGTTGACTAATTATAAAACTGCTATCAATAATAACTCAACTAGGGATAGAGTTGTGCCAGAAGATATTCTTCTCAAGACTCATGAGGGCGCAGCACAAACTATGTTTAATTTAGTTAAAAAGGGAACTCCTAGAGGTGTTGATGGCGCAGTAAATGTTATTCTAAATAATAGAGAAAATACAATCCCATTTGTCGACCCAAAAACTGGCAAGCCATATAAAGATAGAAAGGGTGAGATTGTAGTTAAAGATTTTACTTATCTAAATCTTAAAAAAGAAGGCAAACCATTCAACAAAGAAAAGTTTGTACAAAAGCAATTGTTTGATTGGATTAAAGCTAATGTACCAGAAAAGGCTTTAAGTACATCAGAACTGGATAATAAAAATGAATAGATTTAAACAGTTTATCTTAGATAATCCCGAATATGACAACAACTCACCTCTTGATGAGAATGAGTGGGAGAATCAGCTTGCTCAAAGCAATCCACTAGAAAAATATCTAAGAAACAAGAAAAGAGAAGAACAAAACCAAGCTAGAGAAGAGTAATTTACAATGAAAAACTTTATGGGGTTAAGTGGGTTTATTTGGTGGCAAGGGGTTGTAGAAGATAATGAAGACCCTTTATATTTGGGTAGGTGTCGTGTAAGAATTTTAGGATTTCATTCATCTTTTGAAGAGAATACTATCCAAATTGAACACTTACCATGGGCCCATCCGATATTCCCAATTAATGGGCGAGAGAGTTATAAGATTCCTCATAAGGGCGATTGGGTTTTAGGTTTCTTTAGAGATGGTAGAGATGCTCAAGAGCCAGTTATGTTTGGTGTGCTTCCTGGTATTGTGTCTGAAGAGTTACAAACTGGACAAAAATATTTTGGGTCAATTAAACCAGAAAAAAGATATTTTGAGTATGTTGCTAATAATGAATTATTGCATGATAGTGTATTCACCTCAAATACGAATGTTTGGTGGAGAGTTGATGAGAATATAGATTCTTATTCTAACAACTATATTCATTGGTCAAATAATTCAGTAACTATAACGTCTAATACTGGAGTATTAACTTTAGAATCTGGTAAAGACTTAGAAGCGAACACTACTGAAAATATATTTGAGATGGGAAGTAATACTGGTATTAATATACAATCTACAAATGAGATTGGTATTAATTCAAACTCTAGTATTATGATTTCTGCAAACTCTAATATTGATATTAATGCGGCAAATAGTTCTATGGGTTTGTCTGCTGGTCAAGATGTTACTGCAACTAGTAGCGTAAATTCATATGCTATTGTTGCTACGTTTGACCACTTATATTCTGAAATTGCAAGATTAGAATCCCTAATTGCAGGTAAGGCCGATGCAGGTCACGGTCACGGCGATTAATTAATGAAATGATGGAGAGAATTATGAACAATCATGAAATGATAGTAAGTTTATTTCAAACATACTTAACAGAAAAAGATAAGTTTGATGGTGGAAATAAGTCAGCTGGAACCAGAGCAAGAAAGGCTCTAAGTGAAGTTGGAAAACTTACAAAAGAAATTCGAAAAGAGATTCAGGACTCCAAGCAGGGAGTATAAATAAGTAAAAGAGAAGAGATATGGCAGCAGTTTACAAAGACTTACCTTTAGACTTATTACCTCACCCAGTCACTGGCGATATTCGTCCAGTGACTGATTCTGTTGCCGTGAAGAGGGCTTTAAGAAGACTTCTTTTAACACAACCTGGCGAAAAGCCATTCGACCCAAAATATGGCTCTGATGTTACCAGTAAATTATTTGATACTATAGATGTTTATAACAAACGTGCAATAGAAGATAAAATTTACAATACTATTGTTAAATATGAACCTAGAGTCCAAGTCTTAAAGATTGAAGTTGACGAAGAACAATTAATTAACAATGGTATGAACGTTGTTATTGAGTATAGGCTTAGAAACTCAACACAAATAGAATCCTTAAACACGTTTATATCAAGAGTAGGATAACATGGCTAACGAAGTAACTAAAATTTCAGATTTAGATTTTGAAAGTATTAGAGGAAATCTAGTATCATATCTAAAAAATCAAGACCAGTTTCGAGATTATAATTTCGAAGGCTCTGGTATTTCTGTGCTATTAGACCTACTAGCATATAACTCATATCAACAGAACTTTTTCTTAAATATGGCGTATAATGAGTCGTTCTTATCAACGGCCCAAAAAAGAGATTCTGTAGTTCAATCTGCTAGGTCTTTAGGGTATACTCCACGCTCTAGAACTTCTGCTAGAATTTCTGGTACGGTGACACTTGAGGTTTCTGGAAATGCGTCTACTATAGAGATTCCAAAGAATACAAGGTTTACTGCGTCTATTGACGGAACAACATATAACTTTAATAATATTGAAAGTGCTACTGTAATTAGAAGTCAGTCAGATGGGTCGTATGTATATAATGGACTTGAGTTAGTTGAAGGTACTCAACTGACTCAGAGATATGTTGTCAATACTAATAATGGCGACCAAAGATTTTTAATTCCAAACTCAAATGTTGACCTAACTACAATTTCGGTTAGTGTTTTAAACTCATCAACAGATTCTACTACAAGAACATTTATTAATAATACTAATATCACACAAGCTGGTCCAGATGACCAAATATATATTATCGAAGAAGTTGAAGATGGTTTGTATGAATTATTTTTCGGCGATGGTATTATTGGTACTAAATTAGAATCAGGAAATGTTGTGAGAATTAATTATAATATTTCTTCTGGTCCTGCCGCAAATGATATTCAAGTAGTTTCTTATTCTGGTGCAATCGAAAATGTACTAAATGTGACATTTGTTGCAAGTGCGCCCGCAGCTGGCGGCTCAGAAAAAGAAAGCATTCGTTCGATTAAATACAATGCACCTAGAGCATATGATACTCAAAATCGTGCTGTAACAAGAGATGATTATTCTGCACTAGTAAGAAATCAACCTAATGTTCGTGCGGTTAAAGCTTGGGGTGGAGAAGATAATGACCCACCAGTTTATGGTAAAGTATTTTTATCGATTCGTGGTACTGATACAGAATCTCTTTCTGCTACAGAAAAAGAAACTATTATTCAAAATGTTCTTAAACCTAAGAATGTTGTTACTATTACCCCAGAAATTGTTGACCCAGACTTCATCTATATTATACCAGAAGTTGTTGTTAAGCACGAACTTAAGAATACAATTCTTGGCTCTGAAGGAGTTAAGCAAAAAGTTATTGATGCAATAAAATCTTATAGCTCAGAAAATCTAGGAGTATTCGATAAATACTTTAGATATTCTAGACTATCGAAGATTATCGACAATTCTGAATCGTCAATCTTAAACTCATTATTATCTTTTAAAATGAGAAAAGAGGTTGAACTACAATTGGGAGTTTCTACTCAATACGTAATTAATTTTGAAAACCCAGTAAATAACTTGACATATGGAAGACCTCCAATTCACCCATATGCAATCGGTAACGCTATATCATCATCCCTATTCACATATAAAGGATTCGAAAATTGTGAACTTGATGAGAATGGTGGGTTGATGAGAGTGTTTAGAAGACAAGGTACTGAGCGTATTGGTGTTGCCACTAATGTAGGTACAATAGACTATGATACTGGAAAGATTATTTTAAATGATTTTGCGCCAACTGCACTTGCTGACGGTGAAACTAAATTAAAAATCTACGCCCTACCTAGAGGCGATAGTAGCGATGTCATTCCAGTAAGAAGTCAAATTATTGAAATTCAAGATGATGATATTACTGTAGCTGTGTATGATGACAGCATATTCCAAAAGGCATAGGAAACTTTAAATGACTACGTTCTTTTCTCCAGCCGATAATATATCGAGACTTATTCCTCAAAACTTGCAGGAAGATGCGGAAGGCATCATCCAATTTTTGCAGGCGTATTATGAGTGGATGGAAACTACAACCATTATTCTAACTGAGGTTGATGGAGAAGTTATTCCTGATAGTGTTTGGGAATGCCGAATGGGGTCAAAGTTCAAAGTTGTTACTTGGGACGAATCTACTTCAACTGCTGTAGTAAGACGAATTACTAGAAATCCAACAAACTCTCAAGTAGAAGTTCGTAGTGTTTCTAGTGAAGCCGATAGCACAGAAACTGGTAATACCGCACTAGTATTTTCGATTAAAGATAATATTGGTAGAAGACTTCACGAATTTAGTAATTCAAAAGACTTTGAACTAAATTTAGAAGAATTTGTACAGGATGTTAAAGATTCATACTTCCCTCAAATGCCGGGCCAGACTCTACCCGACAAGCGAGTTTTAGCTAGACACCTTAAAGAAGTTTCTCAATCAAAGGGTACTCTTGAAGCATATAAGTTTCTATTCCGAGTATTATTCGATGAAGAGATTGAAATGGCTTTTCCTGGAGATGATATTCTAAAAGTCTCCGACGGTAAGTTTATTCAAGAAAAAGTTTTGCGAGTTCTGTCTACAGACACAGTTTTTAGATTTTTAAATAGAACAGTAGTTGGTCAATCGTCTGGTGCTACAGCAAACGTTTCAGATTTGAGACAATTCTTTGTCGGGTCATTACCAGTAACAGAATTAGTTTTAACATTAGTTAATGGCGAGTTTGATGTTGGCGAAAACATTTACCCACTTGAAGATGAGGCAAATCTCGCTGTTGTTTATGGTCTATTCTCTGGAGTAAACATCGAAGATGGTGGCTCTGGATATAGTGTTGGTGACAATATCACAATTTCTGGTGACGGAAATTCTGCTATCGCTTCTGTATCTAGTGTTGAAGAATCTCCCATTACTGCTGTCAAGTTGACGAAAACTGGACATGGTTATAAAGACAATATCTTAGCAACCGTCAATAATTCTGGTACTGGGGGAGAAGGCCTAAAAGTTCGTGTTAAAGGTCTTGCAAATACTTACTCAGTGGTGTATAATAGCGAAGAGGTAGAAGTCGGAACTATTGAAGAAATTAAAATCACAAACCGTGGTGGGGGCTACACAAAAGTCCCAACAATCACACTAGAAGATACTGAAATTTCTTCTCTAGGTATGTTGCACGATAGGGCTATGGCTCTAACAAATCACGGTATTTCTTATAAAGTTGGGGATGCTCTAGTATTCGATAATAGCGAAACTGATGGCAGCGGTGCTGAAGGTATTGTATCGTCTGTATATGAAATTGGTTCTCTTATTATCCAAGAAGAAGACGACAATTCAAAAATCATTCTTGAGAGTGGAGATTATCTATATGGCGAAGATGACGATACATTTGATTTAATTTTCGAAGATGGTGATACTCTTTGTGATGAGAATGGATATGACCATATTAAAGCTGAAGACTGGGACGTTTCTGGTCCAATTCGCAGAATTGAGTTGACAAACTATGGTTCCGGTTATACAAATGATACTCTACCAAACGTATCTGTAGATAATACAAATGGCCGTGCTGCTGTTGTTGAAGTTCATAATATTCAAGGTACTGGCGCAATACTAGAAGTAGATATTGCAAATAACATCGGCGGTCTAGGTTCAGTTAGGAATGTTCGAGTAAATTCATTTGGTGTTGATTATACATCCGATACTACAGAGGCTTCATTAGAAAATTCTGGTGATGGTAATGCTGTAGTATCTCCTATTGTATCTGCTCTTGGTGTTACTGAAGGTAATTTTTTAAATAATGATGGTAAAATCTCTTCAAATAAATTTATTCAGGATTCAAATTATTATCAAGACTTCTCTTACGTAATTAAGACTGGTCTAACTATTGACAGATATAAAACAATTCTAAAAGAACTTCTTCACCCTGCTGGTATGGAAGTATTTGGTCAGATTAACATTGTTAATGAACTAGAAGCTAGAATTTATAGAAACGGTGCATTCCAACCATCTCTAGAACTCAAGACATTTATTATCTCGTTCTTGAAAGCTATTGACGTTAAAAATAGAAGTGTTGGTCCAGCACAGTTTGAAAAAGAATATACGAATTTTGATGGCCCAACTCCATACACATACTTCTCTTATAATGATACCCAGGTTGAAGTTCAATTCCCAAGATATGAAGTAGAGCCAATTCCTGATGCTTCAATTGTAGATATTGTCCGTCAGCTAAAAATCGAAATTAACCCAGAAGATGTTGATGTTGCATTACTAAGAACTTTACGCTCTGATGTTCAAAATGAAAATCTAGTGTTTGAAGATGGAAATCAGATTATTTCTGAACTATCTTCTCCTAGAATTTCTCTATATCAGTCAGACCCAATATCTACTATTGCAGATATTAGAATTATTGATTGGTTTAGTTCTGAAGAAGGCATTTTTGACGAATTTATATTGGAGCAAGAGTTAGACAGGTCACAAAATGCGGCAGTTACTAGAAGCATTGAAATTGACCAATACATTAGTGCTGCTCTACCCCCATTAAGAACTCTCACAGATGAATTGAGATTCTTTGAGATGACTATAGCAACAATTGTTGACCTTGAGCCATACTCTTTCATTACATTTGAAGATGGTTCGAATATTATTCACGGTCTTGACTTTGCTATCATTGAACCTTATGCAAATAGCATAATTTCAGAAACTGTGTTTATGGAGGGTGAAGATGAACTTGTCATGGAGGATGGGTCTACAATTGAAATTGACTGGATTGATTACGACTTAATTAATAGCACGTACATCATAGATTATGTTGATTATGTCGAAGCACCAAACACAACAGACTTCTTAGTATCGGAAGCTGGGGAGTATCTAATTGGCGAAATCGGCGTAGATACGCCGGAGATTCAAGACTTGACTTCTGGTGGTCCTGAGGCTGTGGGAGAACAAGATTCTATTCTTCTAGAAGATGAATCTGGATTAATGATTTATGAAAGAGGGGACGAACTTGCTCCCATACTAGATTACTCTGCGACTCAAGTTCTATCTTTACAAGATACTACATTGGGCGTTTTCTTAGCAAATAGTGCAGTAGTTGATACTATGATTACTGAGCAAGATTATGGTCTTTCCGGATTCACTATTGAAGAATTCCAAAATAGTAGCATCTACTCACTAATTGCACAATTCTCTTCAGATGAGAAAGTTGTTCTAGAAAATGACTATGGCGCAACAGGCGATTCTATTGCTGATTATGCGAATACAAGAATTTTGGATTTCATGACTATTGATAGGGGCCAAGAGAGACAGTTCTTAGAATTAGAGCAAGATGATATTGATGGAACTCAAACAATCTTTGACTTTATCTCTAGACCAAGCGAATCAAAAATCCAGAGAGAAGGAACTGGTCCTGATATTTCGAGATTTGCAGATTATAGAATCATCGACATTTATCAAGACGGTCCTCACGTATCACTAAATATACTTGGACAAGGCACAGTAAGTGTTGCATCTGGTTCGAAAGAAGTGTTCGGTGATGGTACATCATTCACTATAGATTATAGAGTCGGCGATTTTATTATCATCGGGCAAGAAAAATTTGTAGTAACAAACATATCTAACTCAGAACACTTGAATGTTAATATTACACCTAGTGCCGAAATAACAGATGCCACTTATTATAAAGAAAGTATAAATACAGTAGCAGCTTAACTTTAATAAACGTATAAAAAAGGGTAGAAACAAATGCCAGCAATTGTAACCAACAAATTCAGAATTCATAACGCTGAACAATTCAGAGAAGCGTTTGATGAAGCCTCAAATGCAATTATTTATTTTTTCATTGGGGGCTCATCACCATTCGAAGATGACTCAGCTCCACCAACTCCAGTTGATAACGTATTGAATACAGAATACGAACACTGGCGTGATATGTTCGCCGCAAAACGAATTCAACCATCAGACGTATCTCACGTAATCCCACGTGTTGATTGGTCTTCTGGTACCGTATATAGCGAATATGACCACGAAGATGACGAACTCTTCAGTAAGAGTTTCTATGTCATGACGGACGAATTTAACGTATATAAGTGTCTATTTAATAATAATGGTGGTCAGTCTTCATCTAAACCTACTGGTACATCTGATGCTACTATCACTACATCAGACGGCTATCAATGGAAATATATGTACACAGTTTCTGCGTCTCAAGCACTTAAGTTTGTTACGTCTGGCCATATTCCAGTACAGACTCTAGCAGTAGATGATGGGTCTCAGCAATGGGCGGTACAAACTGCAGCACAAAATGGAACTCTTGATGTAATTGATGTAATTAGTGGCGGTACTGGTTATAGTTCTGGTAACGTAAATGTCGCCATCTCTGGTGATGGTACTGGTGCTACAGCAGAAGCAGTAGTTTCTAGCGGAATCATTACACGAATCAATGTAACAAATTCTGGGTCTGGATATTCAAAAGCAACTATCACAATTTCTGGTGATGGTGCAGGCGCAAGCGCAAAAGCATATATTTCTCCTCGTGGTGGTCATGGTGCAAACTCAGTAGAAGAGTTAGGCGGCTTTTTTGTAATGCTTAACGCACGACTAGACGCTGACGAATCTGGCACGTTCTCTACAGGAAACGACTTCCGTAAAATTGGACTAGTTCGTGACCCATACGAATTTGGTACAGATACACGTGCAACAACTGCATCCGCCAGACAAACTATGAGATTGACAATTCCTGATGCTTCAGGTACTTTTGCAGTAGATGAGACTATCACAACTTCTGCTGGCGATAGTGCTACAGTTGTAGAGTGGGACGCAGCAAATAACTATTTGTATATTAATCAAGAAGATGGATTCTTTAGTTCTTCTGAAGTTATTACTGGCGGCACAACAGGCTCGAATGGTACAATTTCTGCAATCAACAACCGAGGATTAGAGCCATACTCTGGCGACATTATTTACGTTGAAAATCGTAGACCAATCCAACGTTCAGATGACCAGATTGAAGATGTAAAATTGGTCATTGAATTTTAAGAATATATACTATGATATGGGCGTTACTTAGTAACGCCCTAATGACAACTTAATAGATGTAGGAAGAAATATGTCAAATCCAGGCGGAATTAACTTAAACTCAAATCCTTATTATGATGATTATAATGAGGATAAGAAGTTTGTTCGGGTTCTATTTAACCCAGGTCGTGCTGTTCAAGGCCGAGAATTAACACAACTACAGACATATCTTCAAAAGCAAATTGAAAGATTCGGTGACTACTTCTTTGACGAAGGCGCTATTATTGACGGGTGTGAACAGAATCTAAACTTGTCTTTGAAGTATGTGAAGATTAAAGATACATACGAAAATCCAGAAAATAATGATAGTGTATCTGTAGACATTGCTAATTTTTCAGATAAAACAATTCGCTCAGCTACAACTGGCGTTACTGCTACCGTTCGTGATTATATTGATATTGATGGAAATGACCCAAAAACCTTATACTTAAACTACCTATCATCTGGTTCTGTAGTTTTAGATACTCAAGCAGAATGCCCAAGCACACTTGTAGTTGGAAACACAATTACTGGAGTTACTTCTGGTGCAACTGCTAAAGTTGCTGGATTTAGTACACTATTTAATAAGATTTATCTAAAAGATGTTTCTGGAACTTTCCAAAACGAATCTGTACAAACTTTTGATAATACTCTCACAGAACTTACAATTGTAATTGAATCTGTTGGAGACTATAGAGAAACAACCGAATTCTTAAACTCAGAATATCTTTTTGATATTGACAATCCAAGAACTATTGTAGCTGAGGCCTTAGATAGCGACTCCACAAAAACTACAATAGATGGCGAAGAATTTGAATTTGCTTCAAGAATTACTGTCGGTGAAGGCATTATTTACATTGCCGACCATTTCATCAAGATTGATAAGCAATCAATTCTGCTTGACAAGTATTCAAATAAACCCTCTTATAAAGTAGGCTTCTTACCTAGCAAAGAGTTTGTCGACCACCTAGAAGATTTGTCACTTGTAGATAATGCTCAAGGAACTCCAAACTTTGCTGCGCCTGGTGCAGATAGATTAAAAATTGATATTATTCTAACTAAAACAGAACTTACTGTTGACACTTCTCAGTCAGAATTTATCTCTATTCTAGATATTAATGATGGTATTGTTCAATCACGTAGAACTAAGAAAATTGAAAAGCAGTTAGAAACTCAACTTGCACAAAGAACTTTTGAGGAAAGTGGTAACTATACACTAAACCCACCAAAAGTTACTGTACGTGAACACTTAAAGCAAGATAATAATAGCGGCAAATACCTCTTAGAAGATGGTGGTGATGCTGATAAGTTGTTAGTTGGTATTGAGCCATTAACTGCGTATGTTCGTGGCTATCGATATGAATATATTCAAAAGACTGAGACTTTAGTTGATAAGTCGCTTGACACGCTATTTGTAGAGCAGAATAAATTACAAACTTCATACGGAAACTATTTTGTTGTTGATGAAGTATCTGGTCTTTGGGACTTGAACGAAGCAACTAAAGTAGAACTTCATTCTTCTCCATATGACTCTATTACAAATCAAACATATTCAACAACTGCATATACAAGTTCTACTAAAATTGGTGAAGCCCGTGTTAGGTCTTTCAATCATAGTAGTGGTGTTCTTGGTGAAAGCGATACTACTTTTAGAATGTATATGTTTGATATTGAAATCACTGACCCAAATTTCACCATTCAGGACGTTCGAGGCATTTACTTCAACTCTACAGTTGACTCTTTTGCTGACGTAGTTCTAGAGGCTAATGGTAATGCGAAATTAAAAGAAACTGGGTTTAATAGAGCACTATTCAGCCTTCCTTTTGATGCCGTCAAAACAATTCGTGATGAAGATGGTAACGTTGAAACCGGATTTAGATTCAAAAAATCTTATGACATTACGTTCACAAACGGTGCCGCAACAATTTCATCATTCGACACATCCGAAACATTTGTCGGTAGTGGCTTATTGTCAGACTCGATTAAAAATGAAAACTATACTGTCGTTGTTACAAACAATGGCACTAATGCAACTGGTTCAAATCTAACTGGGCAAGTTAGCGTCAGTGCTTCATCAACTAATGTTTCTGGTGTTAGTACAGACTTTACTGGCGAAATTCAAATTGGTGACTATCTTCAGATTGGTAGTGAAACTCATAGAGTTGCTTCAATTGAAGGTCAGACCTCTCTTACCCTTGAAGAAAATCATATTTCTGGTGCGTCAAGCACAAACTTTCAGAAAGTTATTAAGCCCGGCATGATTATCGATATGAACGGTAGTGGTTCTGCTGGCTCTAGAAGTATTCGAGTATCTTCTCCAGGAACAGTACAATTCGACATTAAAGATACTATTACATTTACGGCTCAAGTTATTGTTACTATGGACCGCTCTAATGCTGCTGAAATGAAGAAGATTCTTCAAGCAGATGCTGAAGTGACTATCATACCAGAAACTCACCCGAATACACTATCTGGTCCATACTCTTTAGGTAAATCCGACGTTATTGGTATTTCTGCAATTTATCAAAGTGAAGATTTCGATACTGAACCAACAACATCAGATACAGACGTTACATCAGAATTTACTTTTGATAATGGTCAGAGAGATAACTTTTATGACCATGGGCGTATTATTCCCACTACAGGATTTACTCCATCAGGTCAATTACTTGTAGTATTTGACTACTTCACCCATGATATTTCTCAGGGGGTTGGGTACCTATC